ATCTTTATTGTCGTAATTGCAGAACTAACCTTCGTTGGTGCTGCTCTTTCTGGAATTGCAGGACCACTTGATGAGAATGACAGTAACAATATCAAACATATACTGTCATTAGTTGCTACTAAATCATTTGCACTCTATGCTGCTGAAAAAGCAGGAGCAAAAGAAAAGTATCTAATCGAGAAGGCAAAGGTATGATCGGAAAAGAAACACCAGAGATCAAGTATGATCGAGCACTGACACTATTTGAAGAGTCAGTATTGGCACCAGACCACAAACTCAGGGGGTGTGCACATAATCAGGGGTGTTTCGATGAGTTGATGGAGATCCGAGAACATGTGTTAAAGTATCTTAAAACATTAAGAGAAGTCACACACCATACACATGCTGATGAGAGCGATGAGATAGAGACAGCAAAATTAGCAGACGTAAAAGCACTATCTAAATGGAGATAAAGTTTCACAAAACATTTGGACCAGGGAAAGAACCATGGTACGTCAAATATGAGAGGTGGGCAAGCAAACAACGCTTTCCTATCTCTTTTTTAGCACAGGCACTTATAGAGTGGTTAAAAGAGAAATGGATAGAAGGTAAGGTCGACATGGAAATGACAAGTGTTGACGCACAGGCAGAGGAAATATTGCAAAAATGGGAAGAAGATGCTAAGATAAAGGCAACAATTAAAACAACTCCATCAGAGGTCAAAGGACTCGATGACATGGAGATAAACTACAATGAGCGAAGTCCATTTTAAGAAGCATCGGGTGTTTAGAGAGACACCAGATGTCATATTTTATGACATTTCGGTAGAGGAATCTAATGCATCTGACTTAGTGATACATGATGGTCCTGCTACATCACCACCTGACGACATGGTAGGTGCAAAACAGTTCTATATTCACAAATATCAGGACGATTATAACAGAGTCGTATCAGGAGAGAGACAGTTCGAGTTAGTAAACTTTGACTGGAAATATCCATACCACATAGTACACCTCAATCGTGCTAGTGGTGCCCTAATGATACCTAAAATGACCTATCATAGGTCTAAATCAGGTGAGTCAGGGTCTATTGTAATCAACCAGTCACAGAGGTATGAAGGATTCGATAGTGAGTCTGAATTTATACCTGTATCTTGTGCTTCTGTACCTAAATTATACAAGGTATTGATGCATGAGAAACCAGTAGTACACACCCTGGGAGAGTAGGTTGACTATATAATGTAAGCATGTTAAAATTATTTGTTTACAAGTATGCAAATGCACACATATCACATATATTGGAAAGATCGACCTATTTTTAAGAACCTAGAAGAGGATGATTTCTTTATGATATGGGAAAAGATCATGCACTCCTACAACGATGAGTTATCTTACATCAGATTGAAAGGTAACGAGACAGCAGACCTTGAAACTTCACATTAATGTACTCTCAGTCAACCAATCTTGAATCAGCATTTTACCTCTACGCTAAGAGAGTAGAAGCACTTCATGCAATGGTGATGGGGAAAAAGTTAGATGCGGAGGAGGCATACCACCACCTTAAAATAGAGCGAAAAGCACTAAAAAAGGTGTACAAAAAACATAAACGAACTGAATACGACAGACATTGAAATTCTTAGGATTAAGAATTGATGATCATGATTCCAACATTACATATACTGACGGTAAAACAGTAAAGTATTGTGCAACTGAGCGTCTTTTCGGCATTAAACACCATGGATACGATAACATTTGGCAGTGGTCAGATGTGCTAGATTCTTGGGGTGTAAAATTAAGTGACATAGATGCTATTGCTATGATCACAGACAAGATTTGCTTCGCAGAGAACGAAAATTATAGAGATTTAGACTTAGGACTGCCATGTAAGACGTATGCAGTCGACCACCACTGGGCACATGTGTTGAGCACATGGATGCTTGGTGACATACCCAAGGTAAACTATGTGTTTGATGGGTTTGGTAACAATGATAGGTCACATTCACTGTATTTGAACGGTAAATTAAAGAGTTCACACAGTGTCAAGAAGACTGGTTCTATCGGTGTTGAAATGGCATATGTAGGTAAGACTTGTGGGTTCACAGCAGACGAGTGGGGACTAGATTTAGCAGGAAAAGTGATGGGATTGCAGTCATATGGCATGAATGAACCCAACTACTATAACCTGATGGATCAGTATAGTATTGAAGAGATCAAACAAATTTGGAATTATGACTCATGGATCAGGAAATGGGATAATGAGTTCGATATTAACTGGTTACGCACTGTACATGAGATAACTGGTGACAAACTGGTAGAGTACATGACTCGCACTGGTGACGGACCTATAACATATACTGGTGGTGTAGCACAAAACTCTGTATTTAATGGAAAACTGCATGAATCAGGCATAGATGTACGAATTCCACCTCATGCTAACGATTGTGGACTATCACTAGGTGCAGTAGAATTTTTAAGACAGAAGTTCCATGAAGAACCCTTCGATACTACTGGGTTCCCCTTCTGGCAGGACGATGAAGCACCCGAAGAACCCACTGATAAGACCATTGCAGAGGCAGCAGAGGCACTTGCACAGGGTAAAATTGTTGGTTGGTACCAAGGTCATGGTGAGATAGGTCCAAGAGCACTAGGACACCGTTCTATCCTTGTAAACCCCAGATTACCGAATGCTAAGAACGAATTGAACAGTAAGGTTAAACATAGAGAACACTTCCGCCCCTTCGGTGCTGCGGTACTACTGGAAGATACACAAAAATACTTCGAGTTTAAGGGTAAGAGTCCATATATGAACACATGTGCATACGTTCACGACGAAGAATTGTTGTCTGTGACACATGTAGATGGCAGTAGCCGCATACAAACAGTGGAGGGTGATGATTCTTTCGCTAAGTTGCTTCGTAAGTACAAAGAACTGACAGGTGACTCTGTTTTACTCAATACATCACTGAATATGGGTGGTAAACCAATAGCATCTAAGATGTGGGAAGCAAAAGAATTATTCTCTAAGAAAGGAATTGAAGAAATGTATATTGGAAATGATAAATTGTCTAAATAAAGGTGCTACCCCCTCTATCTTATGTCAACAGCGAAGACAGAGGTCGTACAACCAGAACAGAAAATAGTTAAGCATGAGAGAGACGACGATGCAGTTGCAACACTGGTCCGTCTGGTGATTCTAGGATGGTCCGCTGCGATCCTCACAATTAATTACTTACAGGTCCCAGGACTTGCAAAGACAAACATCGATCCCACTTTCATAGCCAGCGTTTTCACAGGAACACTTGCCACTTTCGGTGTCGCCACGTCCAAAAAGAATGGTGACTCACCCAAAGGAACAACATGCAAGTACATGCAAACAGAAGGTAAAAAGTAATGCAAAAACTCGTTAATGCTATCGCCATTTTTGGTGGTGTGGTGTCACTTTCAGTCGTAGGACTCGGTGGATATGTATTCATCCGTAAGGATGCAATCATCGACAACATTAAAACAAAAGTAACAGGAGCAGCACTCGGTGCAGTGTCTGGTTCGTTACCTGACATGGTTCCAGATGCTCTACCCGACTTCTCTGGACCCGCTTTACCACTAAAATGAAGAGCAGAAACATACTTATAGCGACAGTGGGTGGTCTAGTAGGACTCTCACATATAGGTATGATTGCACTCCTCGTATCACGAGTCGGAGTTAAAGACCAGATACCACTTATTAGTCCACCAGTAGGACCATATACATCATATGCTATATCAGCATCTAAGGATGGGTATAAGGTAAGTTATCAAGCGAATGACCCTAAGACTATGGTCAAGAGCACATCAACTAAGGTCAAAGGTCTAACAAAGAAAACAGAAACTACTGTTGTAGATGAGTATACAATGGATGGTAAGACCCATTTAGGTGTACTAGGCATGGCAGAAGCGGGTGCACTCAACGTAGCATGCATCAAGGCAGAAGGTGGTGGTGAACAGACAGGCAAAGTAGTAGGTGCTGCTGTTGGTACTGCTGCTGGTGCACAAGTAGTAAGTGTACCATTTGTAGGTCCAGTTCTAGGAGGTCTTGTAGCACTAGGTGCTGCTAATAAAGGTGGCGACATAGGTGGTCAGATAGCGACTGAATGGAGTGAAGCATGTGACCCTGATACAACCGATTAATATACACGATGTCAATGTATTTGACATAACATTGCCCCCGATCACGCAAAGATATAGCGTGACACCAGGGGCATTGCCATTTTATAACCCAGTAACGGTACCAGTTGGTGTACCTCTGATTCTAATGCCTGGATGTGTAGAAGCACACCCAGAAAGTAAACCTCAAAACCCAAATGATAACTTAGTCAAGGATGATGAGGACGGAGCAAAGGTATATTGTGACGCTGGTATGCCATCCTTTGATGCGATGGACTATACACCAGAGAATTTAATAATAACGAGAGATATAGAGACACCTGTGGTAGATGCACCACCCCCACCAGAGACACCAGAAGTACAAGCACCAGATATACCACCCACAGAAGAAGAAATTCCCTGCCCTGGACTAAATGCACCTAGAATAGGTGACATAGCGCAGAACAAGGAAGAAAAAGTATCAGGTTTTGAATTACAGATTGACCCTGTAACTAATAAAGAAGTCTGTGTGACATTGTATGAGGATATACCACCAATAGAAGCACTATTACCAGACGTTCAGACAGTGAGCACCACAGCAGTTATAGCAACTGTTGCTACGGGATCTGCTCTCCTAGCGAAACCTCTTGCAGACCTGTTGTTGAGGGTTTTTCGTCCCGCGATAAAAAAGGGAGTGACCACTTTCCAAACCAAGGTTTTGAAGAAGGCACCGAGGCAGTTAAGTCGTTCTGAGATACAGACGAATCATTATAGGAAATCGAAAGGTCTTGATCCTTTTTCACCTCCGAAGAAGAAGAAGGGTTAAGTTGATGGACGTGTGGTTTCACTACATGTACACCGTCCACAACGACATCAGCACACACCTTATGATATGGTGAGTTTTTGTGGAACTTAATTCCTGCCTTGTATAGTTCACCGCAGTTTTTTAATCTCGCAATCTCAAAGTCTAATCTCTTGTTGGCAATGGTCTGTGTTTGTAATGCTATCTGTGTCTCTACTGCTAGTTTACACTGCTCTTGTGCCTTTTTATCTAATGGTATTGACCATGTTGCAGATACACCAACAGATGCGTTCAGTTGATCCTTTTGACCTGTACGAGTAGGCATGTAATATAAAATATTCCCTGGATTGTCGATCTGACCGTCATCATCAGCGTCATGTATGTCGTACACTGGATCATTCCAATACGCTTCGTATGGTTTTTGTCCAGAAATTGATCCTGTAACGTAGGGAGTTATGTTGAGGGTACTCCCTTGACACTGTATACCACCACCATATGTGTTTGTTATATACGGTCCTTGTAAAACTTGAATAGCTTGATTGGTCACTGACCCACTGCTATTAGCGATGGGCGATGCAGTAGCACTAACACCACCAACAGTTTCAGCACGAACACTAGGCATAAACCCAGTGATAGCAAGGGATATCCCTATTGCTGAAAGATACTGGTTGTGTCTGTGACGCTTTGGATAGTGGTGGTTCGATTTATCACGGTGTGATTTGAGAGTCCTGGTCCACTGTATGTTTCTGTGAATTGGAAGTTCGCACCTGGCGTTGTCTGTGTAAACGTCGGTTTTGTATCCACTCCTGTCCATGTTGAAGCAACTCCTTCAATAGTTACATTATTACTTGTAGTTGTTGGTGATAGATTACCAGATGCTGTAACACCAGTGCCTGTTGCGGTCCACTGGTACCCAGTATTATAATCCATCGAATTTATAGTCTCAGTGACTGTCGTAGTCGTCTCAGTGTGAGACGTCATACTACCTTGTGTAAAATTAGGCACCACAGGCACTGCAAACACTGGGTTTGCGCCCATAGCGAAGCATACAAGAAGTAGTTTTATGTTACTCCTCATATGTCTCACCTATCTCACTGTTAGTTCGCTGACCACCTGTCCAGTCGCTTGTGTACCAGCACCACCAGCAGTTAATGCAATGGTTCCTGATGTATCGATTGTACCCGCTAGGTCACCCGCTGTTCCTGCTGCTGTTGAGACTTGACTGGAAAAGTTTCCAACCTGTCCAACAGTAGGTGCACTACCTGATATGGCATCACCTTGTGTGAACGACTGAGTAAAGCTCCAACTCTCCCCTGCTGTTGCCTGGGTTGCTGATAACGTAGGTATAGCACCAACACCGTCTGAGATAGTCATACTACCTATGGATGCTGTTGCACTACCGCCTGTTGGTGTGTACTGTGTGGTCACATTGTTACCACTTACAGAGTACGTTGAACCAATACGCTCAACCTGAGTCGCTGCTGCGTTTACTTGTAACTGAACTGATGAACTTAACTTATGTGTAATGTCTGCATGAGCAGCACCTACACCTAAGAAAGGCATCATACCGAAGAAGATTAATAATCGTTTCATGATTTTTTATACTACCTTCACCCATATTTATACCTAAAATTATTACAGTTTTCCGTACTTGTAAAAACGATACAACTGTACTAAATATAGGTAGTTGCCTTCGGGGACTACAAACAAACTCGCTTACTAAGGAGAACCATGAGAACATTAAACTTCTCGTCCAGAGATATGGACAAGATCTTTGACGCTGCAATGACTTACAGCGTTGGATTTGAAGATCTATTCAACAGGATGCATTCATCGGCATCAATCCACACATCTTACCCACCATATAACATAGTCAAAGAGACTGAATCAGAGTGGAGAATCGAGATGGCACTAGCAGGATGGTCTAAGGATGATATAGAGATTAGTACAGAAACTAACGTCCTAACCATTAAGTCTAAGGTAGAACAGGAATCAGATGGAGACTTTATCCATCGTGGAGTTGCCAAGAGGTCATTCACTAAGACATTTAACATCGCAGATGATGTAGAAATAGGTGAAATCACACACAAAAACGGACTATTAAATATCAAACTTACTAAGATAGTTCCAGAAAGTCAGAAACGAAAAGTCTATGACATAAAGTAGTCTATATAATAGACAACCGAAGAGACCCCCAGTGGTCTCTTTTCTATTGGAGAATTTTATGAACATGTATGTCAATCTGTGTCCTGCATATACACAGAAGAGTGACTCAGTAACTATGGACGTTCCGCCTGACATGACGGAACACTTTATGCAATATGTGTATACCTTATCTGACGAAAAGAACATATCCGCTAGACGAGCGTTCAATGATATGCTAAGATATACATTTGACACCCTTATGGAGAAAGATTATGAGCGCAAGAGTCGTAAGAATGATAAACGGAGAAGACGTAATCGCTGACGTCAAGGAAGTTCGTGAATCTAACGACGGTCCTGCACTTGCTTATAAACTTACGCAACCATACACCGTTACAATTCAACAACCTCCCGAGGTTACGTTTGAAACTGATGCTGAAACAGCGATAACAGACTTCACACAGTTAGATGTAGAGTTCACAGTTTATGTACCCTTCTCAGCAGAGGAGCACATCTTCTTACCTCTCCCATCTGTGATGTTTATATACAAACCATCAGATAATCTCGTAGAAAAGTACAATCAATTACTAGATCATGGTAAAACTAATCCTGCTTAAAGCAGACATCAATAAGTATCTTATTGGAAAGATAACAGAACTAGATGAGGAACCATCGTTACTCATAGAGAATGTTTATCAAGTGAGAGACGAGAAAGACATCGAGAAATACCCTAAGTTTACAGACCAACGTGATCTGTTCTTGACTTCTGATGTAGTCTTTACTATAATAGATCCATCCAGCACTTTATTGGCAACTTACGTTACCAGTACAGGTGATATTAAAGCAGCAAACAACACTCCTTAATGAATTTCTACACTGACGTGTTACTCCTTGGTGATGATATCCTCTATCGAGGGTATGAAGATGGGAGGCACGTTCAGTATCGTGAGAAGTCACGTCCTACTCTATATTTTGTACCAAGAGAACAATCTAAGAAGTCAAGTTGGAAAACACTTGACGGTAGATACGCACACCCAAAGAAATTTGATGGTGCTCGTGAAGCAAGAGGGTTCATTGACAAGTATAAGAATGTAGATGGACTAGAAGTTCATGGGTATGATAGATTTGCATACCAATTCATCGCACAGAAGTTCCCTAACACAGTGGAATTTGATATGGATGTGATGAAGATATATGCTATTGATATCGAGGTTGCATGCGACAATGGATTCCCCTCAGTAGAAGCATGTGCTGAGGAAATGCTGTGTATTACTATCAAAGACATCATGTCTAAGAAGATAATTACATGGGGAACTAGGGAGTTCATACCTAATGGGACTGAGTATCGTACGTTCTGGACTGAACAAGCGATGCTAGAAGATTTCCATACATGGTGGTGTGAAAATACACCTGACGTTATTACTGGATGGAACTGTCAACTGTATGATATTCCATACTTATGTCGTAGATTAGACAGAGTGCTAGGAGAGAAGTGGAAGAAGTCACTTTCACCATGGAACGGTGTTCTTGAACGTGAAGTCTTCATCAAGGGTCGTAAACAAATTGCTTATGACATTCGTGGCATTGCTACACTTGATTATTATGATCTCTATCAGAAGTTTACATACTCAGCGAAGGAATCCTATCGCTTAGATCACATTGCATTTGTTGAACTAGGTGAGAAGAAACTTGATCACTCTGAGTTTGAGAACTTCAAAGCATTCTATTCTCAGAACTGGCAGAAGTTTGTCGAGTATAATATAAAGGACGTTGAACTTGTTGACCGTCTGGAAGACAAGATGAAACTCATTGAGTTGGCATTGACTTTATCTTATGATGCTAAGGTTAATCTTACTGATGTATATTCACAGGTTCGTATGTGGGATACTCTCATATATAATGATCTATCTAAGAGAAACATTGTAGTTCCTCCCAAGGTAGATACACAGAAGAATGACCAGTATGCGGGTGCATACGTCAAAGAACCTGTGCCTGGGATGTATGACTGGGTGGTCTCTTTTGACCTTAACAGTCTGTACCCACACCTTATAATGCAGTACAACATTTCTCCCGAGACGTTAGCAGAAAGAAAACACCCAACGGTTAGTATCGAGGCTATACTTCAAGAGGATGTAAACCTTGATGGTGACTATGCTGTATGTGCCAACGGTGCACAGTATAGGAAAGACACTCATGGGTTCTTACCAGAGATGATGCAAAGGATCTACGATGAACGTAAGATCTACAAATCTAAAATGCTTAGAGCAAAACAAGAGTATGAAACAGCACCAACCGTGGCACTCGAAAAAGATATCGCACGATTCAATAACATTCAGATGGCACGAAAGATTCAACTCAACAGTGCCTATGGTGCAATCGGAAACCAATACTTCCGATACTACAATCTGGCAAACGCTGAGGCAATCACACTCTCTGGTCAGGTTGCGATTCGTTGGGTTGCGGACAAAATAAATGCATACCTTGGTAAAATATTAAAGACAAATGATGATTATGTTATTGCTAGTGATACTGATAGTATCTACCTCCATCTGGGTCCTCTGGTGGAACGTGTATACGAGGGCAGAGAAAAGACTAATGAAAGCATTGTTGGGTTCATTAACAAGGTCTGTGAAGTGGAACTTGAACCTTTTATTTCGCGTACTTACGAAAAACTGGCACGGTACACTAACGCTTACGAACAGAAAATGATCATGAAGAGGGAGACCATCGCTGATCGTGGTGTATGGACTGCCAAGAAGAGATATATTCTCAATGCATGGGACATTGAGGGTGTAAGATTTGCTGAACCTAAGTTAAAGATCAACGGTATCGAAGCAGTCAAGTCATCGACTCCTGCACCATGCCGAACTGCCATTAAAGAAGCACTTAAACTGATCATGAGTGGTACAGAAGAACAAGTTCAAACGTACGTTGCTAAGTTCAGAAAAGAGTTTGAGAAGATGCCTCTCGAAGACGTAGCATTTCCTAGAAGTTGTAACAACATAGGTAAATTTTCGTCTCCAAGAACCATCTATGGTAAGGGTTGCCCCATGCACGTTCGTGGTTCTTTGATGTATAATTATTATGTCAAAAGGATGAAACTAGAACACAAGTATCCTCTGATTCAAGAGGGTGAGAAGATCAAGTTTGTCTATTTACAAATGCCAAACAAAACTGGTGAGAATGTTATGTCATTCTTCCAGACTATGCCAAAGGAATTTGACATACACGGTGCTATCGATTGGGATATGCAATTTGAAAAAGGTTTCCTAAGTCCAGTCAAGTTTGTTCTTGACGTCATAGGTTGGGAACCAGTTAAACGTAACACATTGGAGTTTTTATTCGCATGAGTTTTCTAAAAGATATCGTAAAAGATATTGGTAATGAGTATGCAGGCATCGTCAGTGACGGTGTATCAGCAGGAGACGTACAGTCTTTTATTGACACAGGAAGTTATGTGTTCAATGCAGTAGTTTCTGGTTCTATCTTTGGTGGTCTACCATCTAATAAGATCACTGCTATTGCAGGAGAGTCTAGTACAGGTAAGACATTCTTTTGTCTGAGTGTTGTCAAGCATTTCTTAGAGTCAAACCCTGATGCAGGAGTTGTATACTTTGAGTCAGAGTCTGCCATCTCTAAGGATATGATTGAGTCCAGAGGTATAGATTCTAACCGTATGATTATAGTTCCTGTGGTCACAGTACAGGAGTTTAGACAACAAGCAATCAAGATTATTGATAAATACTTGGCACAGAAGGAAGAGGAAAGGAAACCTCTAATGTTCTGTCTTGATTCTTTGGGTATGCTTTCTACCTCTAAGGAGGTCGACGATACTGAACAAGGTAAAGACACAAGAGACATGACAAGAGCACAGGTTGTCAAGTCTATCTTCCGAGTTCTGACACTGAAACTAGGTAAAGCAAACGTACCTATGTTAGTTACTAACCACACCTATGACGTGGTTGGATCTTACGTTCCCATGAAAGAAATGGGTGGTGGAAGTGGTCTTAAATATGCAGCAAGTACAATCATCTATCTCTCTAAGTCGAAAGAGAAGGATGGTAAAGAAGTGATTGGTAATATAATCAAATGCGAGACTAAGAAGTCTCGTTTCACAAAGGAGAATGTTAAAATTGAAACACGTTTATTTTATGATGAACGTGGATTGGACAAGTATTACGGACTATTGGAACTGGGTGAGAAACATGGAGTCTTCGAGAGGATCGGGACTCGTTATCGCATTGGTGAATCTAATGTTTTTGCTAAGTCTGTCCTTGCCGATCCTAACAAGTACTTCACAGAAGAAGTAATGGAGAAGTTAGATGAAGCAGCACAAAAAGAATTTACCTATGGATCTTGACAAGTACATCAAAGTATACGATAATGCACTTGATGTAAATCTATGTCGCAATATCTTACACTCAACTAAGAATGTTGAAATGAAGAGGTGGGATCGTGGTGGTCGTCCTCAGTTTAATGAGTTTAACATTACTGAGCGTGCAGAATCAAATGATCATCCAGACGATATCTGGAACACTATACACAATCAAGTCATCCAAGCAGTCAAAGATGTATCCAACAGATACATGGAAGAAGTCGGGTGCCAACAGCAATGGCCATACTCAAATGCTTTGGAACAAGTCAGACTGAAACACTATCAAGTAGATCAGAATGATAGATTTGATGAGCATGCAGACGTGGGAGACCATGCATCTGCTCGTAGATTTCTCGCAATGTTTTTCTACTTAAATGATGTAGAGAAAGGTGGTGAAACAAAGTTCGAGCATCGCTCGATCAAACCAGTTCAAGGTAGATGCCTAGCATTCCCTCCTATGTGGATGTTCCCACACTCAGGAGCAGCACCTATAACTGAGGACAAATACATTATTGGAACCTATTTACATTACGTTTAATGCCAAGCATAGAAACTATTGCGATCAGTAAACTCATTACCAGTGAGGAATACACACGCAAAGTATTACCTTTTATAAAGGAAGATTACTTTGAAACACTGGACATGAAGACACTGTTCGGTGAGATAAATGATTACTTTACAAAGTACGATCAAGTACCTGAGATCAATGCCTTAAAAATTGAGATAGATAAGAGGAAAGATCTTAGTCAGGAGATTGTAACAGAGATTGAGAAGTTTCTTGACGAAAGCATCGACAATCAACAATATAATGATGACTGGTTAGTAGAGACCACAGAGAAGTGGTGTAAAGAACGTGCTATCTATCTTGCTCTAATGGATAGTATTAAGATTGCTGACGGTCAGGATAAGACACGTCAAAAAGATGCCATTCCACATATAATGTCGGAAGCATTAGGCACATGTTTTGATGAAACAGTAGGGCATGATTACATACAGGACGCAGATGAAAGGTACGACTTCTATCACAAAAAAGAAGACAAAATTCCATTCGATCTTGAATACTTCAACAAGATTACAAAAGGTGGTTTACCTAGCAAGACTCTCAATGTCGCACTTGCTGGTACAGGTGTCGGGAAGTCTCTATTCATGTGCCACGTCGCTAGTTCCTGTCTCATGCAGGGGAGGAACGTTCTCTATATTACACTTGAAATGGCAGAAGAGAAGATTGCTGAACGAATTGACAGCAACCTCCTCGACGTCCCAATCAAACAACTAAGTGACCCTCTGTTTACTAAGCAACAGTTTAGAAACAAGGTAGATCTATTGCACAAGAAAACACAGGGTAGGATAGTTATTAAAGAATACCCAACAGCATCAGCACATGTAAATCATTTCAAGTCATTGTTGAATGAGTTGTCATTGAAGAAGGGTTTCCAACCTGACATTGTGTTCATTGACTATCTAAACATCTGTGCGAGTGCTAGATACAAAGGAACTATTGTAAACTCATATACTTTTGTTAAAGCGATTGCAGAAGAACTCCGTGGTCTTGCAGTTGAATGCAATGTACCAATCGTCACTGCTACTCAGACTACTCGTGCGGGTTATGGGAGTAGTGACGTTAGTCTTACTGACACAAG